TTCCCTTCTTAGACGACAAGTCGCCCTACCCGCAAGAGCGGTCCAGTGAGATTAAGATCTCACAATAACGCAGGTCCGATCTACAGGATCGAGACCCAACCTACTTTATGGCCAGATACGCCCCGAGTCTGAACTATCGCTAGTCCAGACTTTCGGGAACGTAGTGAACCATAGAGTGCTGCAGCGTACAACACAGAGCCCTTCCAGTGGTGTTGGAACAGGGTGCGACCAATCGGGCGATAAACCCGAATGTACCGTACCCCATTCCGAACCCTCAGGTTGAACCCAGTGTCGTCGTTGATTACAATGTCCCCTAGTGTAGCAGGGCCACGTAACCTACGGATATCACTTGGAATAGCATCCAAACACCGCATCCAAGCAGTGTGAGTAAAGCTATCACGGAAATCACAGCCAGGGTCGAGAGACCCCAGGCGGCGAAGTCCATTAGCCAAGGAAATCCAGTCCTCGGGTGTGGTCGGTTCTTTCTCAACATTGTGGGCCCTCACGGGTACACCTCGGAAGAAATCACCACCACAGCTCTCGCGAAACGGTCCATCAAGGAACGTTTTCGATTCGTTGGTCTTAAAACCACAAAATCGAAGCATCGCGACAACATCTCGAGCGACCCCCGTGGGGACGATAATATCGTCCCCAAATACCCAAAAGTTCAAGCCAAAAATCCCGGCACCCATTGCATAAGCGATGGAAGCAAAGATTAGCGTCTCGAGCTCAAAGGTATAACCGTTGCCCATGCTAGAGAATTTCCCCAGCTTTATCCAGTTCCCCTCAATAAAGGTTTCTGGACTTCGGAGCATCGATAGGAGGTCGAACCAATCGGGAGGCAGTAAGTACCGCACAACCTCAAGGCTGACAGTATCGCTAGCAGCTTCCAGGTCGATGGTGGAGAAGGACCCATACCGGGACCCCTCCTGTGCCATCCGACGATGTACTGATTGAGCATGCAAGAGGTCGACGGGGAACTTCTGAAGTATTTTACGCTTCAAGAGGGAACCGACGGCCTTCTGCAAAAACAAGTTTGCACTTGGCTCAATACATATACCACGGTCCTTTAAGGCCGTCTTCGGAACCGTTGTGAAACGATTTCCACGGACGAACTCAAAAGGGCCGCCTGGAGGTTGACGTGTGACGAGTGAGCGGAACCAAGCGGTCCGCTCAATACACATGGAGAGCTGTGAAGCCCCCCTCGTCATCTGAATGCGAGATGTTATTTTATCGGGCACCGTGGTGAGTTGCCCCTTATCCCCGTAAGTCGCGCCTGGTCCGAAACCTCCGTTAAGAGTCTCGGGCACGGGACCAAGTATGTGCCGTAAAAACGATCGCGCCCGGTCTAGACAATCTAGGCCTTTGGCGTCCAAGACACTCAAAGAGTGGTTTTCTTGGTATCGTTGGAAACGGGCATTGGTCTGACGGCAATCACGTTCAGCGATCCAAAAACCGCTAAGCGTGGCTACACGTCTATCGGACTCACTAACAACGCCATCGAGACGACACTTGCGCAGAAACTCCGTGCAAGCGTTATCTTTTAGGTATTGATAGCTGGTCTGATATGCGCTAGGATCGGTTCTTTGAGATAAAAGACCATCCTGCCCGGTCATACAACCGTACTTCGCCCTAAGGAGAAGTCCGAGTGAACGGGGACTATCTGCGCTCTCGCATAAAGCGGAGAGAACTCTCAGCAAAGGCCGCTGGAGAGTGGTCATGAAGGTGTGCTCCTAGGAGTAGTTAGTTATCGGCGTAGCCGCTAGCCAACATTGCCTTCACAGCCGTCGAAGCGAACGCGTTCATTTGCATGACCGTTCGATCCGCCAGCAAGCTCGACGCGACGTTCGTCGGAAGAGTGACCTCCAGATGCGCCGGGATTCGAGCCAACACTGCGGGCAGGCCGGTGGCCGGATCGGTGTAGGTAACGGGAACGACACAATCAGCGATAAGCCGACGTGCCGTTTTTGGACCGTTATCCTGCGTCGAAATGGCTAGGGTGACACGCATTCCCATAGGGAGCGCGGCATCCTCGACACGCCACAGTGCAGTGGCTTTATCTCCCGCGGCGCCGCGGAGAGGGGAGAAGATGACATCCACATTTGCGGAGTTCTTCACGGTGATGGCGGAAATTGCTGCCACTTAAAGTCCACTTGGGTTTGCCCAATTGAGGGCGTTATAAAGTTTCTAACCTGCTGGTAAGGCAAGATTAGATCCTCCGGAGGGATGAAACGTTCTGACGCAATAAAGCGACCGAAGTTCCGATAAGCCAAGGGGAGATGGATGGCGTGCGAGCACGCTCAAACAAGGTCGGTCTAGCTAAGACACGACGCTCTCTCGAAACGCTAAAAGCTTGACCGGACATCCGCCACGTAAGTGGGGTGCCTGGCCAATCATTACGCGACTGGGTATAACCAGCGAGAGTTCTCCGTTCCGTCACGTACGTCCTTAGAAGCTCCACCCCTACCTCATTAGAAAATGAGTTGAGGAACTTGCCGACTGGTAGGAACCAGTCGACAATGAAGCTAAAAGGAACTGCGTCCCACGCGACGAAAGCAGGGTTTACCAAACCCAGCTGTCGGGCTAAGAGGAGATTAGGATTTGTAATCCTAACACTCCCGCCCGCCGCTACGATGCCCGATTCGGTCCATCGGTCTGCCTGTGAGGGTAGAGCGACATTACCGTCCCAATACATCGTAGAGTATACCACCTGCTCGGGTTTCTTTACAGAAACCTTCACAGAATGGTAGCCAAAGTCCTGTTCTAATACAGAGATAGCCGCATAAATATCTTGGATTAAAGGAACCCACCCAAAAGTGAATTCCAGCCAAGCAGAAGCGGGGTCTCTCGTATTAATC